CATTGGGTGTTTTTAATGTTTGGACAAAGACTACAGAACAAATGGATATTTCATTCTCGTATGGGGCACAAGGTTGGACTTATGTATATAATACTTACTTGGTACCTTGTCCTGAAGATGTTGTAACTTTTTTCGAAACAAGTCCGGGTGTAAATTGAGCCTTTCCATCGCTCTAGCAAACGGGTTACCAAGGGAAGAAATCCGTGCTCTATTACTATCAGAAATGCAACGACGCATGGAATCGCGGAAGACACGCTGGACAGCACTCGAAGGTCCACAGAAGAAGTTTGTTGATAGTGAGCATCCTCATATATTGTTTGGCGGAGCGCGAGGAGGTTCTAAAAGTGTTGGAATGCTTCTAGCATTTCGCAAGCATGCAGAGAAATACGGGAAGGAGGCGCAAGGTCTTCTGTTCCGTCGGTCATTTCCAGAAACGGGCGAACTCATAAAACTGGGTCAGTACGTTTTCGTACAAGAAGGTTGGGAATGGAAGGTTGGTGAGAGAAAATGGGTCTCGCCCAGCGGAGCTGTGTTACAACTTAAACATCTTGATGAAGACTCTGATGCTATGAAGCTGCAGGGGTTTTCGGTAACTTTCCTAGGTTTTGATGAGCTTGGTAACTGGCCATCTCCAGAACCTATTGATATGCTTGGGGCTACTATGCGTTCAGCTGCCGGCGTACCGGTTCTATTCAGAGCTTCTGCCAACCCAGGTGGTCCAGGGCATAACTGGGTTAAAGAAAGATATATTGATAACGACGATGGGGAATCAATATTTATCCCATCTAAGATCCAAGATAACACTCCTCTGATGGAGAACGACCCGGGTTACATTGACCGAATCAAAAAGAGTGGACCAGAATGGCTCGTAAGAGCGTGGTTAGATGGTGATTGGAACATAGCGCCGGGTGCTTTCTTTGAAGGCGTGTGGGATCCAAAGATACATGTTGTAGAACCTTTTGAGATACCATTAGAGTGGAAGAGATGGAAATCATACGACCATGGTTACAAGTCTCCAGCTGGATGCGTCTGGTTCACACAAGACTATGATGGTATAATCTATATCTACAGAGAACGTTATTGGAGTTCTAAACCTAACAAAGGAAGTGAAACGCCAATAGAAGAGATTGCGCGGGAGATTAATGATGCTGAAAGTGGTGAGAAAAAACTCAAGATTAAATTCAAGAGTAATGTGGCCGATTCAGCGATTTTTATGCGAGACGGTCGCCAGAAAAGTGTTGCAGACGTATTTGCTGATTATGGTGTTATTTGGGAGTCTAGTGCAAAAGGTCCAGGATCTCGCATTCAGGGTTTACAAGAAATCGTGGATCGATTGGCTAATGAAAATCTTAAGGTTTTCAACACGTGCAAGCACTGGCTTCGTACAGTGCCATCGCTTCCTGCTGACCCCAAGAGGGTTGAGGATATTGATACGAGCGCGGAGGATCACCTCTTCGACGCGACGAGATATGGGTTAATGTTAAGGCGTGCAAGGAGTATAAAACCAAAACCAAAAAATAAAGGACCAGATCGATTTACTTTTGAGTGGTTAACACAAATCGACGAACTATACGATAGGAACGAATCATGGCCGATCTAGGTATATTATCAGTAAATGTAGAATCAGGTATTGGAGATAGAACTCCATCTGATGCGATTGGTATGTTAAAGAAGTGTCAGAAAAATATTAACTTATCGTATAAGAAATGGAAAAAGTATTACAAAGAAATAGAACATAGTCGTGTATATGCGTTAGGTAAATTAAACGCTAGATCGATAACGATGGTTCCTTCGCAGAATATGCAAGAAGGTGGTCGCTCGATAAAAGGTAATATCATACATGCAACATTGCAAGGTTTGTTACCACATATATACGCAAAAAATCCTGAAATAAGAATCAGACCTCATAAGTATGTTGATGCTAGTAGTTCTCAATATAGAGTTGCTGATTTATTTTCAGCTACTCTTGAAACCGTTTTAAATGAGTCTTTAAAAAAAGCAGATCTTAAGAAAATTGCTAAACAAGTTATAAGATCATGCATGACAAGTAAAATAGGTGTTATAAAGGTTACTTACCAAAGAGATTATTATAAAGATCCATTAGTTAGCAGACAGTTTAATGACGCACAAGATAGTCTAGCTAGAATACAATCTGATGTAAAAGAGTTAATGGATAACCAATCTTATGGTGGCGAAAAAGAAGAGTTAATTGAAGAAATAAAAGAAACGATGATTGGGTTGCAAGACAGAGTAGAGGTATTGCAAAGAGAAGGTTTGAACTTAGGTTTTGTTCGCCCTGAAGATTTTAGAATGGATACTTCGTTGGATTCATTACAAGAATATCAATCTGCTCAATGGATGGCTAATGTTACTTGGATGACACCATCTGACGTTATGGATAGGTTTCAATTATCTAAAGAAGAAGTTGAGAAATTTACAATATATAGACGCACAGATGCTGGTATATTAAACAGGTTAACTCGTGATGATGCAGCACAAGCTAATAGTACAGAAGATGTAAATTTGGCAATAGCTGTATGGGAGTATTGGGACAAAACAGCTCAAACAGTTTTTACTTTTGCTGACGGTGGTGGTAAATGGTTAAAAGAACCTTTCCATCCTAATCGTTTGGGCGAGAAGTTTTTTCCATTTTTCTTGTTAGGTCTTAATTGGATTGATGGTCAAGAATGGCCTATTTCTGAAACAGAATTGTTGATGTCGTTGCAAGACGAATATAATACCATTCGCACACAAATGGCAAAGCATAGAGAGCTTTCTGCACCGTTTTTCGTTGCTGATGCTTCTCGCGTTAATTACGAAGATATTGAAGTATTTAGTAATGCCGCCATCGGTGAAATAGCTCTGATTAATGCATCTGGTCAAAATGTAAATTCTGTGTTTCAACCAGCTACACCGCCACCTATGAATCCACAAGTCTATGATACTGCACCATTACGTACTGATATGGAATGGATTAGTGGTCTTGGTGATGCTCAAAGAGGTGGTGTAAACAGAGCAAAAACAGCGACAGAAGCTAACATTCAACAAGCTGGTTTAGCAACTCGTATTGCCGAAAAGGTAGATATGACAGAAGATTGGCTTAGAGAATTAGGTTGGTTTGCTGCAGAAATACTGTTGCAAGAAGTTGCACCACAGAAAGCTATAGAAATAGCTGGACCAAATGCTTTTTGGCCTATATTGAATAAACAGCAATTATATGATTCTGTTTTTATAGATATTGCCGCTGGTAGTACTGGAATGCCAGATACCAACGAAGAGAGAATGCGTTGGATAGAATTGATGCCAATTATAATGCAAAATATAGAATTGGTTCAGCAGATGCGATCTTATGGGGTGCCTGATGAATTTAATCCTTATGTTCAACTGCTAGAAGAAACCTTCGCAAGGTTTGATGAACGAATTGATATAGCTAAATTCTTACCGCCGATGCCAGAAGAGATGCAACAGGTAATGGTACAAAATCAAATGATGCAACAAGCTATGGGTAAAGGAGGGCAAGCAGCGCCTAATAATGCAGTGCCACCACCACAGGGTTTAAATGAGGTGCAAAATGCACCACAAAATAGAGTGGACCAACGCACTAGAAATCAGTATAGAGAACCACAGGGAGAGATCTAATGGCTGAAGAACAGGCTCAAGAAGACTTACAAAGTGCAACATTGGAGGTAATGGAGAAGGAATTAGAATCTATACAAGCTCAAGAGGAGGAAGTTAATGTCGAAGTCCAGCCCCAGGCCGATGAAGAGACCAACACTCACGCTCCCACCTACCAAGAAGCCGAGGCAGCACAGCAAACACCCGTCGACGCAGAAGATGATAGACAAGAGACATCAACAGAAGCAGTTTCAAGCAGCGAGGGAGATAAAGCGCAACCAGAGTTAGAAGCAGAAGATGCCGAAGTATATGGTAATTTAAAACCTAAAGCACAAGAAAGATTTGAGCATTGGATAAGCAAGGCTAAAGGGTTAGAATCTGAAAATGAAACCCTTAAGGTTTCTGGTGAATTACATGATTATATTATGGATTCTGGTACAAACGCTGAACAATTAAATTGGTCTTTGGGTGTTTTCAAAAGTTTGAATTCAGGAAATTATGACGAAGCTGTTCAAGCATTGCAAGCATTAGATCAATTCGCTGACCAGATTGGTAAAACTTTGGGTGTTAATAAGGCAGATGACAGCAATTCAGAATATGGTGATTTTGAAGATTTATCAACAGCTGTTGAGAATCTTGAAATTAGCGAAGAATGGGCTAATAAATTAGCATCTGATAGAGTTAGTACAAACTCACAAAATCAAGCACAAGCTGATTATCAGCAATATTACAATCAACAATTACAAAATCAAACGAAAGGTAATGAGACGACAGAGCAGGCCTTATCTGATATTACAGAATGGGAGAGCGATTTAGTTGGTTCAGATCCTGACTTCGCTTCCAAAAGAGATACTATGATGGAAATCAGTAGAGAAGTAGCTTCTTCAGATTTTCCACCGGAACAATGGTTAGGTATCCTTCAAAACCAGTATAATGTACTTTCGCGAGGAATGAATGTCGCTGCCTCTGCGAATGGAAACGCTAGTAAAAACTCTGGGCCACTAGCACCTGGACGAACAAATAGCGGCACAGGTAATGCATTGGAAAGTAATAAAGCTGAAGTGACACCGGAGTTTCTTCAAGCTCATTTAGATGCAATGCATAACTAACAGGATTAGATGATAGCTGGGTTCATCGCCAGTAGCACGCATAGGTTTTCGTGTGACCAACACCTGTTCCACATAATTACATTCCTTTGGAGGGATATAAATGGCAACTCAAACTGCTTTACATGCCAGTGATATTACCCAGCTAGGATATGTAGCTCTTCAGAACTATTTGAAGAATAAACCTATTGACCAGGTTGCGACTGAACGTCCCCTGCTAAAAGCTCTAATGGCCAAGAAAAAGCCTTGGGGCGGCGGTAAAGAAAATATCGTTGAGCAGATTCGTACAGGTTATGGTAACAACTTTGAGTGGTTTGGTGATTCAGCGCTAAACACTTCATCGGCAGTTACTTATAACACTCGTGACACTGTGAGACAGGCTTATTATCCTTGGAACTCGGCACATGACGGCTTCCAGTTCTCAGAAGACTACTTACTTGGTAACGGTATTCTTATTGGTGATTCACAAAGTCCGCGTAATTCAAGCGCGGCAGGTCTGGTGCAGCTAACCAACGTATTCAATGAAGCGATGGAAGTGCTGAGATTGGGATTCGAGAAGATCCTCGATCAGTCTTTGCATCTCGATGGTACAATTGGCGTAGGTGGCGGTACTTCATTAGCCAACAAAGCTATTAACGGTCTTGATTTTATCGTTCCTTGCGTATCCCATACGGGTACGGTGGGCGGTATTGCTCGTGCTGGTAATACTTTCTGGCGTAACCAAATCGATATGGGCGCTGGTCTTAATACGACCTCTGGCGCTGGATATGGTACTGGTTATGCTGGTACTGCTCTACTTGCTCCTATGCATGTAATGTGGCGCGCTTGTCAGAAAAACGGTGGAAGTCCCACCTTTATCTTGGCAGGTACTGATTTCATTAAGTCTTTTGAAATCGCTGCAGATGCTAAAGAGTCTCGTTATGCTACGCAACCTGGCACATCTCAAGCTCCTTGGAACTTGGACCCATCACTTGAAATTAAAGAAAGTGGTACATTTACTGGTCTATTTTTTCAAGGTCTGCCCATTATCTGGGATCCGGTTTTCGAAGATCTTGATGGTATTACTGGCGCGAAGGTAAGTAATGGTTTGTCTGTTGATTGGGCAAAGCGTTGTTATTTTCTCAACACGAACCACCTGTCACTTCGTCCGATTCAGGATAATGATATGATCGCGAGGAAGCCTCCCCGCGAGCATACTAGTTATAACTACTACTGGGGCATGACGTGGCGTGGTGCGCTAACTGCGAACCGCTGCAACTGTCACGGTGTAATTATGGCGACTGGTGCTTAATGTTGTATTCGGAGGGGGCGAAAGCCCCCTTCGGTTTATTCTCAAAGGGAGAGAAAAATGAATATACCAATTTTAAAAGTGCTTGTAAGTAAAGATCAATTTTCTTCAATTAATAAAATTCTTCCAGCCCATGA